ACGGGCATACCCACGTGCGGTCGCGTAACGACAAGTTTTTATTAACAAACCCGCATTCACAAGTCTTTGAGGAAGGATACCATTTGTCAATCTTATGTACTATCACTCCATACTTTGAAGCGATATACGTAAGTTTGTTAATAAAAGAAGAATGACTGAGATCGGAAATCTTCTTTCCCCACAAACGTTTCATTCCTTCAATGTTTAGATCTTCAATGAAAATATAATCATATTGTTTGCATAATTCATGAGCTAATTTCCATTGAAAATCAGATCGAAAATCGTTTATTTTACGATACGCTTGTTGAAGTTCAAACAGTCTTCTTTTTCTATTATTGGATCCTTTCTTCGCATTAGAAAACTTTCTATTTAGTTTTCTAATCTTGTTTTGATATTGCTTGAAGAATAGTGGAGAATTGATTTTACTACCATCGCTTTTAGTTAGGTAAGTTTTCAGACCAAAATCCAATCCTAAAGATGCACCATCATATGTCTTTCTGTAAGAGTTTGCAGGATTGTAATCTGTAACTATAATCAAACTAAAACGATAGCAGGTTTCTCTGACTATTCTTATTTGTTTAACATTACCTTCATATGCTCTACTGTATGAAAACTTAAAACGTTTCTTTCCTTTGTTGATTGTGAGAATATTACCATTTAGAGTAAACCCTCCTTGTTTAAAAACAAAAGAGTTGAAACAATCTGATCTTTTAAACTTAGGTGGTCTCTTTGATTTTCTTTTAAAGAAACGATTATAAGATTCATCAAGACGTTCAAGTATTTCTTGTGTTGTTTGAGAATGAAGAAGATTTCTTTTAATTCTTTTAGCAAAATGCTTCTTCATTTTACCAATTGAGATATATTTCCCAAACAACTTGTAATACCTACGCTGTATAGATAAAGCGTGATTCCATACAAAACAACATTCACGAAGCATTTTATCAAGATACTTCGTTTTCTTGGAATGATAGATGTTGTATTTGTAGGTAATCATTTTTTTTATTTACAATTTTGATTCAAAATCAATCAAACCAATTCATCCACCTCCTAAAGTATGGTGGTTTTGTTGGTTAAATAATCATAACGCACTCACCAGAGTCCTTATATTTTGACCACTCTGGGAGATCACCCTCATAAGGTACGCAAGTGGACGGAGTTATATGTGAACAATTATACTTTCTCATGCCAGCAACTTATTAACACGTTCCTTTAACGATCTTACCTCATCCGGGCATAACCCGCAATCATTATCGCATAATGACCTTTGTAGACGAATTATCTTGCCCCAATAAGATACATCAGGCTTATTCCCGATCCTGTACCTATAATACCTCATGTATCCACTCCATTGACAAGACAGCCATTCGTCTACGACCCTACATAGGTCTATTCTATCAAGGCTTGATATACTTTGCGCGCCCATCGAGTATCTCCTTTCTCATTTCTTGTACCTCCTCGTCAGGCGGGCATCCATATGGCAGGTTCTTGATCCACTCACGGATCTTCTTCTGCATGTTGAGATAGACGATACCCACGTCACCTATGGTACGGGTCTGTTTGTATATGCTCACCACGTCACGCTCCATGGTCTTCAACGGATCAAGCATAACCATACAACCGGCGGTGCTCCTAGAAGCGTATTCCATATCGCTAACAACGGTAGAAGAAGAATGATTCATCATACTTCTCTCAATTCTTTCCCTCTCGGCTTTCAACGCCTTTTCCTTACAAGTATTACAACCCACGACTAAATATTTTTATGTTCAACAATCCACGCAATTAGTAGCCATCTCAAGAAGCTCTCCGACACGATCAATGATCTCATGAGCCGCCTCTATATTATCCAACCTGACGTTAGCCTCCGCTACGACCATAAGTGTCTCCATCTCCTGTATCTTATTTATAAGATCCTTATCCTTGTCCTCGCATAGGATATCAGTCTTAATCCATAGCCGATCAAGACGCCTGCGTATAAGATCCGTCTTAAGATACTTGCGACTGAAATTGTAAGTGGAAGGGCTACCTATGATCTTGATATCATATATACCATCAGGTAGGTCAAGGTACTTGACATTACAATCATCGTAATTAAAACAATTGAGACCTAGTGTTAGGCTGGTAAAGGTATTGACCTGATTCTTGCCAAGGAACAACGTAACGGGGTCGGACATGCCCGGCGTAGTGATCTCGATGATCGCCTTCCTATCCTCCAGTAGTCCCCACTCGGACTCATCCAATACCTGCAACACCTTGGGATCACGTGTCTCTAGCACCTGAAACGACAGCCTAATATCATTCATATTAACCTTCTTGTCGTACCGGCACAAACTATCGTCATAACGAGCTTGCATATCAAGATCCGGGACATCGGTATAATATGTTTTGACCTCATGACCGTTGATAAACACCGATGTTATCTGACAAACATGAGACCTAGCGACATCAAAAAACACCATCCTTACATTACCCTCATAATCGACTCCCGATGTCGGGTATGTCAATATCTGGGTATTATACTCACCATCGTTACGCCTAGCTACGACAGTAATTACGATAGGCTTCTCTATATCGTAATCATCCATGATAATCCTAGCGGCAAACTTATCATGAATTATCTTCGGTATGATATTGATCTGATTCATCTTAATATCTTTTTCACAAAGATACTAATTTGATCGATAAAACAAACGAGGCTATAAGATAAGAGCATCAAGAAGATCCTGCTCGCTTAGAATTATACCTCCATTGATAGCCATAGACATAGCTAAATAAAGGCATAAGCATGTGAGATCATATCTAAGCATTCTACTTCTAAGAGACACGATAAACTTTTTAAGGTAAGGATTATCCCCAGCCAGAGACATATAGCCGCTAAAAAGGAACGTATTGTATATAGGATCGGATGTAGATGATTTGATATCGCTGTAAGACATACCACAAATATCTACCCACAATCTTATAGATTTGACGACTATCTCCTTTACAAAGGACTTATTCAACAAACATCCGAATCTCACCAAAGCCACT